TGTTATGGAATGGACCGATTATGACAATGATTACAACGATGATCCGTGGGTACTTCGGTTGGTTGGGCCTGTTCTTTTCGCGGGTCAGTGTGCTACTACGGGTCACAGGTCTGTGGATCATTCTGCTACCTATAGCAATAGGTACAATAGGGGTGGTGTCAAACCAAGTCGTGTTGATTGCAAACCATGATAAGTTTCCGGTCATGGTGAATGAGTATAAGAGGTCAACACGCGAGTTGCGCGGTGATGATTCTATGATGGATAACACCCATTGCGTCATGACCAATAAGACTCACTTGAATTTCTTGGCCGATATTTTCGATTTCAAGAGTGAGGGAATTGAAAGTATTGGTGACATTTGCATTGACTTCGGAAGTTGGTTGTGGATGTTTGCTCCATACGTCTGGGGTTTTGAGGTGGTGCGAAGGTTGTTTACCAGATGAACAAGCAACTACTCATGGAACTCGTACAGGTCTGTGATGACCTTGAGGAAGCTTGTAACCGGCCCGGTGTTATGTCGTTGGCGGGCAAGATGGCTGAAAAGAGATGCGCGAAGGAAGTGAAAACTTACTTTCGCATCTTGTCTGCTCGGGTTAAGTTGGCTCACTTTGAGAAGTTGGCAAACCTGACGGATGAGCAACAGGCACGTCATGCGGCTGAGATGAAGATGCGAGATGTGGCCCGAAGGTCAGGCGACATTCTGCAAAGGATTTTGAAAGGCAACATTCATGCGGCGATACTTGCGGCAGATAAGCAACAGGTTTTGCATGAAGCACAGGGTGCCACTGTTACGGTTGGCCCTGCAAGTGGGATGTTGTCTGCCGATGCCGAAGCTTACGCAGAGGCCCAAGCCGCGCAACACGTTGTGGGCATCAATCAAACAACTGTTGACGCAATAGCGGACCTTGTAGCAGACGCGGTGGGAAATCAACAAACCCCATCAGAGTTAAGTAGAGGTCTTCGTGATCTGTTGGCGGGTTGGACGAAAGATCGTAGTGACCTGGTGGCACAACATGAAATGGCTGATGCCTTCGGGTATGCAGCTATGGAAAAGTTGAAGAGGGAAGAGATTGAATATAAGCAACTCATCCTTTCCCCTGAGGCGTGCCCTGTGTGCGAAAGCATTGAAGATAACGGGCCTGTTCCTGTTGATGAGCCTTTCGTTGATGAAGATGGTAACGAGTACGACCGTTCGCCTATACATATACGTTGCCGATGTGCAACGACAGGCGCAAGAGCACCAGAAGGAGAACAACCATGATTGCTGAATATTGGGAACGTGATTTTACAGCCACAGAGCGTAAGACGGCTGCGAAGTCCGGTAATGCAATGTCTTACGGCTCGTACCCCATTAACAACACTTCAGACCTGAAAAACGCAATTCAAGCTTTTGGTCGTGCGAGCACTCCTGATGCTGTGAAAGAGCACATTAAGACCCGCGCTAAGGCTCTTGGAGCAACTTCGGCACTGCCTGCTACGTGGGAATCTTCGCGTGTGTGGGTCACAGGTGGTGACTTGTTGAATGAATCCGCTTACGATGCGAGTACCGGTCAACTGACTGTCACCATTATCAAACCGGGTTGGAGCAAGAATGCGCGTTATTACTCGCCTGAGTTGCTAAAGAAGTCTGTTGGCATCTTTGAAGGCTGCAAGATGTTTGCAGATCACGCCACGGACAAGGAAGCGGCTGCGAGGCCGGAAGGGTCTGTCAAGGATTGGGTTGCTTCCCTCGGTAAGCCTTGGGTTGAGGCTGATGGAACGATCAAATCGAAGGCGTGTGTTATTGATCCGCCTTTCAAGGCCAAGCTTGATTTACTGCACAAGAATAACCAACTGTCGCAGATGGGTGTCTCTATTCGTGCGTATGGTGAAGGACACAACGGTGAGTTTCAAGGTAAGAAGGGAAAGATTATTGAGTCTCTTCTTGGTGCGAGGTCAGTTGACTTCGTGACCTTTGCCGGTGCAGGTGGGCAGGTTGATGCTATTGAATCTGCCTTGAGTGAGTTTGATGTTGATGTGGTTACAGAGGCACAGTTGCGCGAGCGACGGCCCGATTTGATTACTCTCATTGAGAGTGGAAAGGTAAACAACATGGAAAACAAAGAAGGTATGGGTTACTGTCTACCCATGTCGGCTGAAGACCATGCTGGAAAGGCCGCTTCGTTCCAAGCAAAAGCAGATGAGCTAAAGGCAGGCGAAAAGAAAGACGCCAACCAAGCCGCTGCTGATGCCCACGGCAAGGCTGCTGATTCAATCAAGGATGCACACAAAGCGGCTGCTCTGGCTTCGTTGCATGAAGAGAGCGCAGGCGGAAACGAGGATGCCATGATTAACAAACAAAATGAAAAGCTGTTGAAAGAAGCAAATGAGAAAATCGCGGCTCTTGAATCCGCGAACAAAAAGAAAGACACAAAGGCAGAGCTAACTAAGCTGTTGTCTGAAGCGAAACTTCCCAAGGTTGCAGTTGACCGTATTGAGAAGCATTTTGCTGAGGCCGATAAAACGGACGGCATGAAAGAAATGATTGCCTCTGAAGCCGAGTACATTAAGTCTCTCGGTGGCCCCATCCCCAAGAAGAATGGTGCGGCTGACACGGTTGTTGTTACCGAGTCTGAGCGGCAGATTGGCGAGTACAAGGAACGTCAGTACAGGGCTTATATCGCTGGTGGTGATGATGAAGTTACCGCTTCGCGTTTGTCTGGCTTCACACCGAGGAAATAGTGGCGACTGCAAGAAGGCAATAGGGTCAAAGCCTGTTAGACCAAGCGACCTGAAATCACCCCGGAAGGGTGTAAAACGAGGTAAACAACAATGAAGAATTTTGTACAGAATGGCAGTCGTCTTACGTTTCTCGCGTCTTCGGTGGTCACCGCCAATAACTATGCCAACCCGGAATCCGGTGGTTTGTCTGGTGATGGACCGTTGTCGGGTGAAGCGGGTGTTATTGGTCGCATCGTTGGTGTTGTGGTTGCTAACGCTATCAACAGCATTGCAGGGCCTCTTGATGACAACAACGTGGTACTCGAAACGTGCGGGGTATTCAGCCTTGCTGTTGTGAGCACCCATCACGCAATTTCTGTTGGTTCTACCGTGTACATCAACGCAACCACTGGTGTGGTGAGCGACGATTACACGCAGGTACCTTTCGGTGTTAACTTGGACGCGGTTACGCAGTATGCAACCACCACCGTTCGAGTGAAGTTGTTTGGCGCAACACCAGGTGCAATCGGAGCGGATAGCTAAACCGTTAGGTTGTCGGTTTGAAGGGGTCACCTTTCGGGTGACCCCAATGTTTTTGGTGGCGACACATTTCAGCCGTGAAACGGCATAGGAGAACACACATGAGCACATTCCTTGAAGTAATTAAGGAAGGCGAGAAGCTGGAGTCCAATGTCGGACAACGGGCTGCACAGATCGCCAACTTTGAAGAGAAATACACTGCCTTTATTGAGTTGATTAACAACTCGGCGGGGCATTCCACTGCGAAGCGTCAATACATGCTGAAAGAAGCGGAAGGCACGTCTGACTTCCCTACCCTTTTCGGTACGGTGCTTGAGCGCAAGATTCGTGACAAGTACAAACTTGTCACTCCGTCTTTTGACAAATACGTCAAGGTCGGCACACAGAATGATTTCCGTGTGGCGTGGGATATGTCGCTGTATGGCAACCGGGCACTGCCTACAGTTGTTAAAGAACGCGGCGAGTATCAGGATGACACGTTGAATGATGGTAAGTGGCTCATTGCTCTGCAAAAGTACGGCAAAGGGTTTGGTCTGTCGTGGGAAGCTGTCATCAATGATGACCTCGGTGCTTTCTCTGACATTGCCGATGACCTTGTGCGTATGTGTACGGTGAATGAACAGAACTACGTGACCAAGCTGTATGCCGGTACTTCCGGCCCGCTCGCCTTCACGAAGGGTTCAACCACGGTACCAACCACGCAGGTTGGTCTGTTCTCGGCTGCCGGAACTCACCCCATTGACGGTGGAACCTTCAGCAACTATGTTACGGCCACTCCGTTGACCGCAACCAACCTGTTGAGCGCCATCACCGCCTTCAAATCGCAGAAGGATTTCAACGGCAACCCCATCATGTTCGACAAACTAATCCTTGTCGTTCCGCAGGGGAAGGAAGCGACCGCGTATCAGTTGCTTTCCAACAACCTGTTGATTGCCACTGCGTTGACCACTTCTACGCAAAGCACGTCTGGTGCGGCTCAGATTGGTACCACATCTGAGAACATCATCACGCGTTTTGGTCTTGAGGTTGTTGTCAATCCGTGGTTGGACATTATCTCGGGTGCGACCTACGGGCCGTATTCGTGGTACCTGTTCGCTGTGCCGTCTGGTGGTGATGCAATCAAGTTCAACCGTTTGCGTGGACATGAAACCCCGGAAGTTTGCCAGAAGATGTCTGACAAGATCAGCCTTGGCGGTGCTCCTATCTCGCCGCTTGAGGGTGATTTTGACTCTGATTCTATTAGGTGGCGCGTGCGTCAGATTTTTGGTGGAACTACCACTGATCCACGCTTCGCTTACGGAGCACAGGCAACGACTTAGTTGTTGTGTTTTACATAGGGCCGGGGCCAAGAAATTCCCCGGCCACTTGTAAAGGATAACCAACATGGCTTTGACACAGGTTCAAATGGTCGCAACGTTGATTGGGGATAATGCACTCAACCCAACCTTTTTTTCAAACGACCAATATAACTTATTTTTGACCATGGCGGGGATGAACTTGACCCCGGTGTCAAATCCGTTTTCAAGCAACACCAATCCCACAGATGGTGGTGGAATTTATACGGAGTTGTTTTTTGCTGCGGCTCAGGCGTTGAAGTCACTCGCCGCTCAAGCCGCAGCCAACTTGACTGAGACACGGATTGGGGATTTTCAAGATTCCAGTGGCCGCAACAAGGTTGCTGCATTGAACGCAGCCGCCGAAGCATTCATGAAGATATATTACGAAACTCCAGCATGGGCGATAATCGAAGAGGATTTGTCAGACCTAAACTCGCTCATAACCATACGTAACTATGTGTTGCGGACCAACCCATGAACAACAACCTTACAAATGATCTGTTGCTTCAGATACTTGAGAAGCAACAAGAAGATTCGCAGGTGTTGCATGAGTTGAAGGGCAACATTGACGTGCGTGTAAAGAAGCTTGAAGACGCGCAGAGCTACAACTGGTGGGCAACCTATGTTGTTACCCCATCACTGATGGTGCTTCATGGGATAGCCCGAAGCATGGGAGCAAAATTCTAATGGGTTCCTTTGTCAATCCGTTTGATGCGGCTATGAATGCCACGGTGACCTTTTATAAGAAGGGCACAGGTGCAGCTAACGCATACAACCAACCGAGTCAGACACTTACTAAGGTGCTGACCGCTTGGCCGTGCCGTTGCACTATTGAACGTGGTGGCAACAAGTACATGAAGGGTAAAGAATATGCCCACCGTATGTACCTGTTGTTTATGCGACCGCCGACAGTGGATGACAACAACAACCCCTTCACACTCAATGAGCACTATTGGGGTTTTGTAACAACTCCGGGTGATGGGCTTGAATTGAAGTTGAACATTGAGAACGTTCTTGACCCGAGCGGATTGGGGCATCATTTGGAAGTGAAAGCTGAGATGGTGTTGCCATGAGTGGTGAGGCTCTTGTCAAGATCAACATAAATCCGAATATGAAGAATGATTTTCACGTGACCTTAGATAAGGCCGTGCGTGACGTATTCAACCTTGACATATTGCCCGAGGCAATTCAGAACTCGCCCGTAACACCGGAAGGTGTTGAGTATAACCAGGCGAAGTTCGATGAAAAGAAACACAGGCCGGGTACGAAGATTAACCCGGTGAGGTTGCACGGTACCGGTCACAACCGGCAATCACTTGATGTGGATTTTGATGACACCCCATTAGGTACGCAAGCAACACTGTACGGGCAGTCAGGGTACTCCGGGTACCTTGAGGTTGGAACAAGCAAGATGAGAGCACAGCCGTACCTGTGGCCCGCGTTTGTGAAGTTTTACAAGAAGATCGTGGACCTTACGAGGCGTTGACATGGATGCAATCTTGGCGGTCTTAACGATCTTGCAGAACGACACAGGAGTAATCAACGTTGTTGGAAGCAACATATTTGGTGGTCAGCTTCCAGAGCACTACAACCCGGAAGTAACGAGCACTGCCGAACCTGCCGGAAACGGTCCTGCCATAACGTTGGTGGTCAAGGGCGGTGATACGCACTATGAAATACCTCTGCAAGAGGTTGATGTACAGGTGACTACTTGGGCCGGTGTCAACGAGAACGGGTTGGCCCGCTCGGTGTACAACGCGGTGCTTGCTGCACTTGATGAGTTGATTGGTGTAGACACAGGCGCAGGTGGGTTGGTTAAACGTATTCACGCGGGGATGCCGGGTCAAGATATTGTTGATGCTGACACCGGTTGGGTAATGAATGTGAGTGCATTTCACGTCATGCTCATGGATTCAACCCCATCAAGTGTTAATGACATTGGCGGCTTTGATGATGATTACTCGCCGTACCAGGTTGGATACATAACCGGGTTGGATGGTGGGCAAGAGCCACAGGATAATTTCTCATGAGTGTACTGAAGGTACCAATCCAAATTCGACGTGGAACAGCCGCACAGATGCCCGCAGTGTTGCTTAATGGTGAGTTGTATTACCAGACTGACCTTGGGTTGTTATACATCGGCACAGGCACAGGTACGGTTGAAATCACTACAGGCGGTGGCGGTGGTGCTGTGTGGGGTGCAATCACCGGTACACTTGCGAATCAGACGGACCTTGCAAGTGCGCTTGCAACTCTATTGAGTGAAATAAACGCTGAGACAACCCGAGCAGAGGCCGCAGAAGCCACTAACGCAACTGCTATCTTAACGGAGACTTCAAGGGCTGAAGCGGCTGAGGTATTACTTGCACCGAAGGCTTCACCCACATTCACAGGCACCGTTAGTGGGATTACTGCCGCAATGGTTGGTGCAGACGCAGCCGGGTTATCGGCGGCTGAAACTGTGCGTGCTGAAGCGGCTGAGGCATTGCTTGCACCAAAAGCGTCACCTGCTTTAACCGGTACACCGACTGCACCCACGCAAGCCGCGCTTACAAACAACACGGACATAGCAACTACTGCTTACGCTGACGCTGCGGTTGCAGTTGAAAAGACGCGGGCACTTGCGGCAGAGGCCGTGATTGCAGGTGAAATACCAACCACCTTACCACCATCAGGTACGGCGGGTGGTGACTTGAGCGGGTCTTATCCAAACCCAACGGTTGCCAAGATTAATGGTACGACAGTAC